GAGCGAGGGTAGCAGTCTCAGGCTCCTCTGGCTCAGGCAAAACGTACTGGTCGCTCGCATGGGCAAGCGTCCTCGCCGAAGGGAACAAGGTAGCGTTCATTGATACGGAACGAGGCTCGGCAAGCCTCTACGCCGATCAGTTCGCCTTTGACGTCCTAGAAATGCGACCGCCCTTTCACCCCGACCGATTAGTTGAGGCGCTCCAAGAAGCAACCAAGGCAGGGTACCGAGCAGTCGTTGTTGACTCGCTCACACACTTTTGGAGCGGTCAAGGCGGAACGCTAGAAATTGTTGATCAAGCGTCCAGCAGGTTCAAAGGCAACACGCACGCCGCGTGGCAAGTAGGAACTCCGATCCAGCAACGAATGGTTGACGCCCTACTCGGCTTTGAAGGTCACTTGATCGCAACGATGCGAGCCAAAACCGAATGGGTGATGGAACCCGACGAGCGAGGACGAGTCACACCTCGCAAGGTCGGACTCGCACCCCAGCAACGTTCCGACATAGAATTTGAATTCACAATGATGATGGAAATTGAAGCGTCATCACATCGGGCTTCGGTTTCCAAGAGTCGCTTCGCCGACTTTGCCGACAAGGTGTTCGCACCAAACGAATGCCACTCAAGCGCCGAGCAGTTCCTCGGATGGTTGAAGTCAGGCAAACAAATGGTGAGCCGAAACATCGGTGACGGAATCAAACAGCAGATCAGCCTCCTGAACGATCTGCAACGGGACTACTTGCGAGAGCAATGGAAACTTCTCGGTTTACCGAAAGCCGAACACCTTGATGAGGACTCGGTTGAAACCGCTCAACTGATTTTGAGAGAGGCGCTTCAAATTGTGCCGTTTGAGGAACCAGCCGAGGAACTCGCTGAAGCACCCTTCTGAGGTACGTCCGCACCCGATGGTGGAGCCGTGTGAGTTCCACCATCGGGTCGGCACGCGCAAGGCATGAGCACCCTTGCAGACGCCCGAACCCGACATCGGGCGTATTAATTTTGAGAGTATCAGATCGGCGATCAACTTTCGCTATCTGCAGGTAAAGTTTCCCACAATCCGAGGAGCAACATGAGCGCTTTATTAATGAGCGAGCGTTTCGTGGCGGTATTCCCATCGCTGGTCAAAGCGTTAGGTGGACTGCCCGAAGCAACAATCACTCAAGAAATTCACTACCAAATTCAAGTCGGCGGACGGAACCACGAAGGTCAAGTGTGGGTTCCAGCAACGGTTCAGAACTTAGCCGATGCGATAGGAATCTCTAAAGACGCTGTCACCAGATCGTGCCGACACCTTCGTGACATCGGCGTTTTGGTCACCGCCAACCCTGAGGCATTTCAACGTCGGACGTGGTGGCGAATCAACTACGACGTCCTACTCCATTTAGCGAAATCGCAAAATGCATCAAGCGAAATCGCAAGTTCTCAAGTTGCGAAATCGCCAAATCCAAAGAGCGGAATCGCAAGTTCATCTACTACTAAAGAAACTAAGAAGGTAGATAAAGAAATAGCACCTTCCGATGAAAACGACGACGTCAAATTCGTACCAACCAAAGAGAACGCTGGCAACAGTGGAATGCTGGTCAAATTGTTTATTGACAAGTTCCTCATCCTCTACTACCAAACGCCTGACCAACAACTGATCGGGCGAGTCGGACGGGATGCCAAACGGATGCTCGGTCAAGGACGAACCTTTGAGGAACTCAAACCTGCGGTTCTGCTCTGCGCCGAGTCAGGTCACGGGAACCTTCCTAGCGCCTACACTCAACTGCTCGCCAAAGGGCGAAAGAAAGAACCTAAAGGGTTCAACGGTATTCGTGAGTTCCTTGAGGAGTCCGAATGACCCCCGTTCAGGTCAGCGAAATCCTCGCCTACGCCTCCTCAGGGTACCCCCACATCAATCTGAGCAAAGAAACGGTATCTGTCTACGTTGACTTGCTCGGCGACCTTGACTACGGCACCGCTAAGCGTGCTGTGAGGCGCTTGGTGGCGACGTCGGACTACTTCCCTTCCCCTGCATCAATTCGGCGTGAAGTCGCCTCCCTGAGCGGAATGCTCGCCCCAACTGCAAACGAGGCGCTTGAACAAATCCGACGCCAAATTGAACTGCGAGGAAGCGGTGCGAACATGGAGCGGTGGTTGCATCCAGCGGTGGAGGAAACAGTCAGGGCGCTTGGTGGCGTCAGGGAGTTCGCCATGACAACCAACTTTGACACGATGCGCGCCCACTTCCTTAAAATGTACGAACGGGCAGTTGAGAAGCACGACAAAACTACGCTCCTAACCAAAGGCGCACAAATTGGAGAACTGAATGAAGCGGTCCGAACCTCCGAAAAGAAAGACGCCGTTAAAGCGATCAACCAAACCAATCAAACGGACACCGTTGAAGTCGTCACGCTCCAAACAAGCGACCCCGAACGTCAAGAAGTTAATCGCCGAAAGGTCACGGAACTTTTGCGAAGCCAATCTCAGCGGATGCACGAGAACAGTTGACCACCTGCACCACCGACTCCTTCGTTCTCAAGGTGGAAAGGAAACCGTAGAGAACCTGATCGGTGTCTGCTGGTCCTGCCACGAATCCATCCACCGAAACGTCAAAGAGTCCTACGACAGCGGACTTCTCCTCCGCTCGTGGACCGACTACCAACAACCCGAATAAACAAACCCGAAAGGAAACAAAATGAATCCGTTTACAGCAAAACTCCTGAAAGACCTCGAGGCAATGAACGAGGAAATTGATGAAGTGATGTTTCAACTTGCCCGACCCGAAGGGAGCAACATCACGATTGACAATAAGGACGTTTGGATCATGTTTGACAGAGTCCAGCACGAACTTGGACGAGTTGAAATGCAACTACGAATGCTCTCCGAAAACGAGAACGCTCTCTTAACGATGTTTGACGGTGAAGTCAATGCGCTTCAACCAGCGTCACTCATCCACGTTTCAGGCGGAACACTCAAAACAACAACACGCCCAAACTCCCCGATCCAGCAACACGTGCTATATTCCGACAATGGTTGACCACTCCGCAATGAGGACCGCCGTCCATAACGCCTCACATCACGAGCAATGTTCGTGCGTCCTGCAGGACCGAATCAAGCAGTTCAGGCTTGGCAGAAACGCCACTGACATCAACCTGATCTACGATCTGCTCCTTGAGCGCATTGACGAGTTAGAAGTTGCCCTTGACGAGGTTGGCAACGCTCTCGTTTCAATCATCGGTGAGTCCGAAAACAAATGGGATCAACGCTATTTTGACGAGGGAACCGCTGTCTTGCTGGACTTGGCGTGTGAGACTTTTGAACACGCCCGTTTCCACGAATAGCCCACGCACCTTTGAACTTCGGATCAACCAGCGCCCAATGACGCTGAACGCCGAACGGTCCCTGCACCACATGGCAAGGGCGAAAAAGGTAAAAGCCATCCGAGAGTACGGTTGCTGGTTGGCGAAACAACAAGCGATACCTTTCCTGCAAGCGGTCCACGTTGAAGTTGAACCGAAGTTGAAAGGGCGACTTCAGGACGCCGACGCCTGCCACCCCACGGTGAAAGCCCTCATTGATGGTTTGGTGGATGCTGGCGTTCTCCGTGATGACACGCCTGACATCGTTCTTTCCATCAAATACATCGCTCCTGTCAAAGCGTCAGCCGATCACGTCATTTTGAGATTGATTGAAACGGTCGTTGCTTAGGTTGCTTTAGTACGGTACAGTCGGGTCAAGCCAAAGGAGGCTACAAATGGAACAACCCGATAACTTGTTTGACCTAATTGACCACCTCATCCGAATCCCAGCCCCGTCGGTGGAGGAGTCCCCAACCTCAACCGCCAGAGCAATCCGAGAGGACAGGGACGGAACAACATCCAAACGCCAAAAGGAAGTCCTCAACGCCCTCAAAGAACGAGGCGTCCTCGGACTGACTTGGAAAGAACTCGGCTGGAAACTTGACCTGCATCACGGGCAATCATCAGGGGTTCTTTCCAGCCTGCACCGCGCTGGACTTGTTTTCGCCCTCAAAGAAGCACGAGGCAACTGCCAACCCTACGTTCACGGAAGTTTCCGCCACCTCGTTGAAACCCACGACCGAGTGGACTCGCCCGTCCAGACCAAATCAGGCAAGAAACGAGCAAGGCTTGAGGAACTCGCCGATGCGGTCAGGATTTACCTTCATTATCCAACCGACGACAATTTCAAGCGGATGAAGGTTGCTTCGTCGGAGTGCGATGCAGAGTAGACAACGGTATAGCAAGCACGCTATAGTTGCACCCATGAACGACCCGAATATCTACGAACCAGAAACCGACCTAGACAAAGCACGAATTCTGACCGAAATGATGCGAGAGCATCAGTCAGCAGTCGTCCGCATCGGCATTCAACGGCGGTCCGTCATCCGACGTCTCCGAACCAACCATGTCCCGTACAAGCGAATAGCCGAAATCTGCAACGTCACCGATCAGGCTCTTTTCGCCGATCTCCGAAAGCACCCTGAGACTCAAAATGTGGAATGAGTACCACCCCTTTGACCCGACCGAACCGTACCCTGAGGTGAATGCCTACCTGTGGGTGATTTCTAACAGGTTCCTCGTGGTTGCCCAGAATCGGGCGGAAGCGGACATTCTGGCACGTGCCTACGGGGTGGCGGACGTAGCGCCACACGTCGCCACACGGAGGGCTTATCCGCACGATACGTGGATGCTTCCGATGGCGAGCGACTTCGTTCGGGCGTAAAACCGCAGGTCAAAGCCACAAAAGAATAACTTGACTACGGTTGAGTTGTATGGCATGATCTAACTATGAGAACAAACAACTATTCAGCAAATTGCCACTTTTGCCAAAAACACGTGCCAGCGCGCATGGGGATTTGGTCCTACGGCGAAACCTACTGCAACGACCAATGCGAAACCGACCACTACGCCCGATACGCCGAGCGCATGAAAATAGTCGCCGAGGAACGCCGACAACTGCAAATCAACAGTTTCATCCCACAGTGGGTTGCAGAGGCAAACCTTAAACCAGCGACCTACGAGAAGGTTCTCCTCAAGGCTTCAAAAGGTCGCACCGCCGACCTCAACGAGATGACCTGCGAGGAAGTTGCGAAGGTTCTTTCGGATGTCAGCGACAGGGCACGAGCCAAAGAAAAGAAGGTCAAGCGAGAAGCCCTGAAAGCCGACGGGAAATGCACCCGATGCGGTGGCGCAGGGCGGTCCGACAAGTGGTGCCAGACGGGTTACACCTGCTACGAGTGCAACGGTTCGGGACTCGCCCAACCAAAGGTCAAAGTATGAAAACCAAACAAGGAGAAACCATGAGCGAAATACGATTGTTAGATAGCGAAGCCTTACAAGCCTTGCGACACGGGGAGGTTCCGACTGACCTGCAACTGTCCGAGGGCTTCAACTTCGCTGTCAACATAGTCAACCGAGAGGACGCATTGTTGGCGCTTGACGCTTACAACGAGTTCGGCAAAGCGGTGATCAACGGTGAAAAGAGTCGCAAGAATCGTGAGTGGGCAATATTCATGTGCCTGCGCCGAAGCGCCGAGGACAGGATGTTGAGGTTTCAAGATGCAAAGTGAACCAGCACCAAAAATGCTAGAGGTTGACCGAGAATGGATGACTCAAGCGTCCTGCAAAGGGACTCCGCCGAGCGTGTTCCATCCTGCCAAGGGCGAGTTCGGTTTGATGAAACAAGCCTTAACCATCTGCAACGGGGAACCGAAAACCCGAAAGAAGGCAGGCAAACCACCCTGCCCCGTTCGTGAACAATGTTTAGCGTTTGCGATGAGCCTTCCTCAGTCCGTTGACCTTGTCGGTGTGTACGGTGGCAAAACACACAAACAGCGACTGGTCATGCGCCGAGAAATCAACCGAGAGAACGGTGGCATACGTCCACCCTGCGGAACGACCGCAGGTTTTAACTTCCACCGCCGAAACGCCGAGCCAGCCTGCATTGACTGCAAAATCGCTGAGCACAAACGCCGAGAGGATCGCAACCGACTCTCGCTTGAAAACAGGATCAAACACAAAGAAGCAAAAGAGGAGAACCAATGAAAAAGCGACGCACCCTACTCAAACGCATCATGAGTTTGACCGTTCGGGACTACCACAAATGGAACCGAGCCAAAACAATCGTGGTGATTCTTTGCATGGTGATTGCTTTCTATTCAATCGGTGACGTCCAGAACGAACGAATCATTGACAAACCCTTGCTCGCTTTCGCCAGCATGGTTTGTGGGTTTATCGTGGTTTCACGGATTGACTTTGATTGGGAACCAAAGAACAAATGACCACGACGGAACGAACGATCACGGTAGTGGACGGGAACTACGTCATTTTGTTCCCGTACAACAAAACGCTGGTCGTCGCCGTTAAGAATCTGGACGGGCGGAAATACGAACCGACCACCAAATCGTGGTTAGTTCCGATTCGCACACGTTCCGATGTGTGGCAGTTTGTGGAGGAAAACGACTTCACGGTCACACCCGAAGTCGTAGCCTCAGCCAAAGCCAACGTGAAGCCTGTGGACGCCGAACTCGGTGGGTCGCTTCAAATCAAAAGCGCCAAATTCTGGATCAAGTTCCCGTACGACCCCGAAGCAGTCAGCGCCGTGAAAGAAATCAACGGTCGCCGATGGGACGTTGACAACAAAGTCTGGATCGCACCCCTATCTAGCGTCCGAGCCGTTCGGGACTTCGTGGATCGTTTCGGACTTGAAACGATCGGTGTTGAGGACATCCCCGACAGCGACCCCGTCATAGAGCCAACCATCAGCCTTGACCAACAGTCGTTCATCATCCGTTTTGAGTACGACCGTGATCTCGCCGAACGAGTCCGTGACATCCCGACCGCTTCATGGGACTCGGTGGCTAAAGGGTGGCGCATCTCAAAACACGCCACCCACGACGTTGCCGAATTCGCGCGCACGTCAACAGCGGTCATTGAAAAGTCAAGCGTTGAAATCCTTGATGAAGCAGTACGCCAAATGCAGAACATTCAACAATCACGAGCAACCGACGCCGAATTGGTGATACCAACGTTGAACGGAACGTTGCTCCCCTTTCAACGGGCAGGCGTTTTGTACACCCTCAACGCTTTAGGTTTTCGCCAACAAGAAAACGGGACATGGTCGGTATGACACCTTTGCTGATATCAACCTCGCTAGAGTTGCCGACGTGAACGGCGTCCTTATAGGCGATGAACAAGGTCTCGGTAAAACGGTACAAGCGATCGCCGTTCTTGAAGCAACCACCGCCTACCCTGCGATCATCGTAGTGCCAACTTCAGTCCGACTGAATTGGCGACGAGAACTCCAACGCTGGCTACCGCACCGAACGGTCACCGTTTGCTACGGAACGAAACCCGAACCGATCACCACCGAAATTGCTGTGATCGGTTGGGATACATTGTATGCATGGGCTGAACACCTCACCCCGAAAGCGGTCGTCTTTGACGAGTCCCACCTAGCCAAAAGCGGTGAAGCAAGACGGACCCACTCCGCAATCATCCTCGGCGACAGAGCCAGAGACAACGGTGGCTACGTCCTCGCCCTTTCAGGAACTCCCGTCCTCAACAAGGCACAGGAACTGATGACTCAACTACGGATCATCGGACGCCTTGACGAGTTCGGCGGTGCCAGAGGGTTCAAGCGTGACTTCAGCGCACCCGAAACCCGACCAATTCTCAACCGCCAACTCCGAGCACGATGCTACGTCCGCCGAAGGAAGGACGAAGTCCTCACCGAACTCCCACCGAAACGGTACGCCAAAATCGTGGTGGAAGGCGACCCCGTCATCATGGAACGCTACCGAAAAGCCGAAGAGGACATCGTTGACTACATCGCAAAGATCGTGGAGGAAGGCGCCAAAGCGTCAGGGTTAACGGACGCTCAGGCTCGGCGAGTCGCAGGGTTGAAGGCGCTCCGAACGCAGTCCGCCCAACACCTCGTTGCGATCACCACGTTGAAACAAATAGCGGTGGAAGCAAAACAGCACGCCATCGGCGCATGGTTGACGGACTTCGTAGCCTCAGGCAAAAAGGTGGTCGTGTTCGGTTACCACCGCCGAATCGTTGATTGGATCGCCGACGAGTTCGCTGGCGGAATCAAAATCCAAGGTTCAATGGACGACGAAGCAAAACAGGCAAACATTGACCGCTTCCAAAACGTCCCCGAACAACAGGTCATCTCCTGCTCACTCAAAGCCGCGGGAGTAGGAATCACACTCACCTCTGCAAGCGACGTCCTCTTTGTGGAACAAGGGTGGACACCAGCCGATCAAGATCAAGCGTCCGACCGATGCCACCGCATCGGGCAAACAGACTCGGTGACGGTCTACACCACCATTTGTGAAGGGACCATTGACGAGGCGATCTACGACCTGATTGAACAGAAACGCCTCGTGGTCAATGCGGTCACCGACGGGACAGTTGCCGACGTTGACTCTGCCGAATCGGTGCTGTCCGAACTTCTGGTCCACCTCGCTGGGAAACGCGCGTGAGCCGACCCTCTTGGTGGGATAACGCCAAATGCCTCGGACTCGGATGCGAGATGTTCTTTTCGCCTCCGTACCCCGAAATAGAAACGTCCGCCGAAAGACGGAAACGTGAACTGTCAGCAAAAACGGTCTGCAAAGAATGCACCGTGAAAGCGAAATGTCTACAGGAAGCGCTCGTAAACAACGATGATGGAGTCCGAGGAGGAATGACGGTGCCCGAACGACGAAGGCTGAGTACGCCAATCCCGTACAGACGACCGAACCCGATCAGTTCGGATTGGCAGATCATTGTCAGCAGACCTAACCTTTTGAACACGACCGAAATGCGTTTAGAGCAAAGCCTCACTTCAAAGAACTACTACCGAGTGGTCCGAGGCTCCGACGTGATCGCTACCTATTTTGATGAGATGGAGGCGTGGATTGGCTTGCACAACGCATCGTTGTGATATGCTCTACTACGCTAAAGGAGAACCATGTCCGAACGTGTCCTCGTGACCAGCACCAAAGTGCCGATCAGCGAACTCAAACCGCATCCCCGAAATCCCCGTAAAGGAAACGTCGGTGCAATCGTTGACTCGTTGGAGTTCCACGGTCAATACCGTCCCATTGTCGCCCAAACGTCAACGGGATACATTCTCGCTGGCAACCACACGTTTCTCGCGGCGAAAGAACTCGGCTGGGACTCGGTGGCGGTTTCGTGGCTAGACGTGGACGATGCAACAGGGGAAAGAATCATGGTTGCTGACAACCGAACATCCGATTTGGCTTCGTACAACAACGACGCCCTTGCGGACTTGTTGCACTCACTTCCCGACCTTGACGGTACAGGTTTCACCCGACTTGATCTTGATGAACTTGACGGACTTTTCGAGGATACTCCCGAACCTGTAGACAAACCGATCTCAACACCGAAACCGAAAGCAACGATCAGCATTGGTTCGGACCAATTGTGGGTGGACGAACAACCGCTTCAACAGTGGCTCGCACCCTTTGAAGGTCTGTCAAAGAAGGAAGTCGTACAACTCCTGTCCGACCGACTCGGCTTCCCCGAACCTGCCAAACCCGAAAAGGTGACTCGCCGAAGCCCCGAACGGATATCAGGCAACGTAGAAACAGTCAACATTGACTACCTGCAACCGTACAACGGCAACGCACGAGAAGGGGACATCGGTGCGATCTCCGAGTCGCTTCGCCACCTCGGTCAGTTCCGCCCCGTTGTAGTTCAACGGTCCACAAACCTGATCCTTGTCGGAAACCACACGTGGCGTGCCGCGAAACACCTCGGATGGAAACGAATAGCAGTCGCATGGGTAGAAGTGGACGATGAGCAGGCAAAACGCATCGTCCTCGTTGACAACCGAACCGCTGACCTTTCAGGGTACGACGACAACAACCTCATCGCTCTCCTCACCAACCTTTCGTCGCTGGACGGGACAGGTTTCTCAGGCGACGACCTTGACGACCTTTTGAACGACGTCAAAAGCGACCGAGACCACCGACCCACCAAAGACAAAACGATCCGATGTTCCGTTGACAAGTATTCGTGGAAAGTCCCGACCGCTGACTACATCAAATGGTCAACCGAAATGGGCGACATCAACCGATGCACAATAATCGCTCAAAGGCTCGCCCTCCCCGAAGGATCGTGGACTTCGGAAAACCCGAAATGAGCAACCCTTGACCAACACCGCTACCATCCTGATCGGCGACGTCCGAAAACGCCTCGCCGAAATACCTGACCAGTCGGTTCAATGCTGTATCACCAGCCCACCGTACTACGGACTTCGTGACTACGGAGTGGACGGTCAAATCGGTTTAGAGGAATCGCCCAGAGAGTTCGTGGACGCTCTCGTTGAAACCTTCAGAGAGGTGCACCGAGTTTTACGAGACGACGGGACACTTTGGCTCAACCTCGGTGACAGTTACTACAACTATCGTCCAGGCAAAGGGCAAGCGATGGTCCAGCAAACGCTCGCCAACACAAAACAAGACCTCCCCGACTCGTGCCCACGCCGAGCAAACAAACTTGATGGCTACAAAGAAAAAGAACTCCTCGGCATCCCTTGGCGAGTCGCCTTCGCCCTTCAGGACGACGGATGGTACCTCAGGCAGGACATCATTTGGGCGAAACCAAACCCGATGCCCGAATCAGTCAAGGACCGATGCACCAAATCCCATGAGCACCTTTTCTTGCTGACAAAAGCACCAACCTACTACTTCAACCACGAAGCAATCAAAGAACCTGCAACCCGACCAAAAGGAAACCCACGCCAATTCGGAGCCTCCAATCAAGTCGGAACATTCCGAAACGACGAAGGACGAATGTTCGTAGACGACGGAACCAGAAACAAACGTGACGTCTGGTTCATCCCAACCAAACCGTACAAAGGAGCGCATTTCGCCGTGATGCCCGAAGCCCTAGTTGAACCCTGCGTCCTCGCATCAACCAACCCCGAAGCACCAACCAACACCGTCCTTGACCCGTTCACAGGATCAGGAACAGTCGCCGTGGTAGCACTCCGCAACGGTTGCGACTTCATCGGAACCGAACTGAGCGCCGACTACGCCAAAATAGCAACCAACCGCATAGAGGAGGACCAGCCTCTATTCAACACCGTAACAGTGAAATGAGGACACCCGACATGAACGAATGGATACCTGAGATGTCAATCTCGGAATGGCTAGAGTACGGTAAACGCCGTGGATGGATCAGTGCAGTCGTCTGCTACCTCCACGACGGACCACCACTCACTCCCGACGAACAAACACAACTAGAAGCAGGCGACGACCCCTGCATCAACATCATCCGAGTTTACGAATCACCCGAACAAAAAGCCGAAGCCGAACAGGACTACGCACCAAACCACTGGAGAGAACAATGACCAACATCGCCAAAGACCTACAACCACTCGCAGTCCCGATTGACAACCTCACACCGCTGGACGAAAACCCACGCCGAGGCGACGTAGAAGCAGTCGCCAAATCATATAAACAATTCGGGCAACGGAAACCAATCGTCGCCAAACGAGCCAAACCCGTCAAAGGTGGCAAACCCACAGGCATGGTCATCGCAGGCAACCACCAACTCCTCGCCGCGAAACAACTCGGCTGGACAGAAATCGCTGTTGTGTTCACCGACGACGACGCCAAAACCGCTAAGGCATTCGCGCTCGCAGACAACCGAACCCACGACCTCGGTGACTACGACAACCTCATGCTCGCCGACATCCTAAACGAACTCAAAACAGACATGGACCTCTTTGACGCCACAGGCTACACACCGAAATCGCTCAAAGAAATCCTGTCCGACAACGCCAAGAAAGCAAAATACGCTGGCGAAACCGACGCCGACGACATCCCCGAAACGCCCGAAACGCCTGTCAGCAAAATGGGCGACCTGTACATCTGTGGCGACCACCGCCTCCTCGTCGGCGACTCAACCGATCCCAAAAACTATGAACGCCTCCTCCAAGGCGTCAAAGCAAATATGTGTTTTACCGATCCGCCGTACAACGTCAACTACGAAGGGACCAACGACAAAGCACAAAAGACGATCATGAACGACAACCTCGGATCGTTCTTTGCCGACTTCCTCAAATCGGCGTGCACCAACATCATCAACCACACCGACGGTGGGTGCTACATCGCAATGTCGTCCAGCGAACTCGCCACCCTCCAAACCGCATGGATCAGTTCAGGAGGCAAATGGTCCACCTTCATCATTTGGGCGAAAAACTCCTTCACCCTCGGACGCTCCGACTACCACCGCCAATACGAACCGATCCTCTACGGATGGTCCGCCAAAGGAACACGCCACTGGTGCGGAGACCGAAAACAAGGTGACGTCTGGAACATTGACAAACCACGCCGATCCGACCTCCACCCCACAATGAAACCCGTAGAACTCGTAGAACGAGCAATCCACAACTCCAGCCAAGCAGGAGACCTCGTCCTAGACCCATTCGGCGGTTCAGGCACAACCATGATCGCATCCGAACGAACCGACCGAAAAGCACGCCTCATAGAACTAGACCCTCACTTCGCCGACGTCATCGTCACCCGATGGGAACAACACACAGGCAAGAAAGCCCACCTAGAGAAAGCCGAGTAGGATCACCTCATGGCAACCGCCAAGAAACCCACAGCCAAACCAGCAGTCCGCAAACAAGGACGCCCCAGCAAACTCACAACCGAAGTGCAAGACAAAATTGTGAGAGCCGTATCCACAGGCAACTGGCTAGATACCGCCTGCGCCTACGCAGGAGTGGACGCCTCAACAGTCCGCCGATGGATGGCAAAAGGCGAAGGAGACGACGCAGAGGAGCCTTTTCGCTCGTTTTGCTCGTCTATAAAAGGAGCAAAAGCCGAAGCAGAAGTGCGAGCAGTCGCCCTAATCCAAAAAGCCGCGCAAGACGGAACTTGGCAAGCGTCCGCTTGGTATCTGGAACGTTCGTACCCTGACCGTTGGGGACGTCACCGTTTGGAGATCACGGGCGCCAACTCTCAACCCGTCCGAGTTGAGGTGGACATGGACAGCCTTGAATCCAAAATCAAATCGCTCTTAGAAAAAGAACAACCTCAAAAATAGAAAAGGAA